CTCAGCTTGCAACCTCTGCATTTCCTGTAAGGAATAATCCCCGAGAGCGGCCTGGCGGTTCCAATAATATCCACGGACGGGATAGGCCTTGACGATAGCCCGCATGATTCCAATGGCCGCTCTCGCATCGGCACCAGCGTCGTGAGCATCACTGAGCTTGACGTCATAATGCTGCGCGACAGCCTCCAGCTTGCGGCTTCCCTTCCGGTACTTATCCAGAGCACGATCGATCACGAGCGGATCGAGGATCAGCGGTTGTTTCTGGTTGTGCGTCAGGCCGTCTATCCGCCTGAGTTCAGCCAGGAGCAGCGGAAAATCATAAGTAGCGTTGTATATGACCAGTGGAAAGCCGCGCATAGTTGAGCGACCGTGAAGAAAGCCAGCTATGAATGGGATGCCGGAGATTGAAGGCCACGGATTGAACTCTGCCAGCTTCTCGCGCGTGAGCCCGTGAATGGCGCTTGCCTCTGCCGGGATCTCTACTCCTGGATCGACATAGACGATCTGATCCTCTTCCCTGATCACTCCGCTCGGATCGTCCGTGATGATTGCCGCCTGCAGGATGCGGGCCGTCTTCGGATCCACTCCCGTGCTTTCCGTGTCGAAGCCGATAAAAGGCCCTTTGGTCCAGTGCTCCATGAATTAATCCTCCTTGATCTCTGATCGGGCGTCTTCAAGTTCAGCGACGATCTCATGAGCCTTTCTGAGTACGTGATCGTTCCCATCGGCGAAGGAACTAGGCAGGCATTTGAGGGCAAGCGCAACCTCGCGAAACATTCTCCACGCAGGAGCAAATTCATTCTTCAGCTTCTCAACCTCCTGCCGCGCGCACGCAAGCTCAAACGCAAGCGTGGAGATGCGCTCAGTTAGTGGCCTATTATCGATCGTCAGCGACGCCAGTTTTGCTCCACAGGTATCGTGGAACTCCTCAAATGTGACGTGGCTACCGTCAATTTCCTGATGGCATTCAGGACACCACCAATATGACTCGCTCATCTCATCCTCCGGTCTGATGGCCCCACGTGAAGGAGCGGCCGATGCTCGCCGTCAGTGTTTCCCAAGACTGAGCACATGGGGCCGTCAGGCCGCCCGGGTTGAGCCGGGTAGCCTCATGTTACGAAGTCCTTGTGATCGTCAGGGTGAAGCGTCCCTTCGGATCCTCGTGCTTGTAGGGAGCCTTGATATGATCCGGGATGTCGTAGGAAGTCTGCTTTCCCCACTTCCCCTGCAGGAGGAATCTGCCGGCAATCCCATATTCGGTGCCCCGGTAGCGCTTCTTGATCTCGTCGTCGATCGACTTGTATTCGCGATAGGCGTCCTCGCATTCCTCGCGCCGCTCCAGCATGTGCTCGACTTCCGGATCCGTGATGATCTTCGCCCCGGCGCCGCCAGAAATCGGAGGATTGCAGATCGAGCCGAAGAACGGGCAGCGCTTGCACTCCGAGGCGTCGTCGATGAACGCCGGCAGGGTTCCCGCCTCTAGGTGATCCATCGCACCCGAGGCCTTCGCGATGAACTCCGCCATCATGTCCATGTTTGGATAGAGCTCCACTGGGATGAGTTTCGGGATTCCAGCGCGATCGAGGAGAAGGAATCCGCAAGGCTCATTCGCCCCGTACATGTAGGCCAGCAGTTGGTAGGCTCCGGCCTTCGTCCACGTTCCCCGAAGCACGTCCTCGAAGATATGGAGCCCGGCGGCGATGTTCTGATTCCAGTTCTTGACCTCCAGGGGCGCGCTGGTGCGATCGGCGAACTTGAGCCGGGCATCGACCTTGCCCACAATCGCCACGCGCTGCTTACTGTCACGTATCTCGAAGCGCTCCTGTTCTCCGATGACCTCGAACGGTATCGAGCAGTTGCGCCCGATGCGCTTCAGATCGGCCAGGAGATCGCGCTCCCGATCGTTGCCGCGGCGGAAGTTGGCCAGGGTGTCAGGTTCGAAGGGCGCCATCTTATCCGGCTGCGTCATTTCAAGGACGATCCTGCGATCGCACTCCCGGTATGCGGAGGCGTAACAGTAGGGATGAGATTGGGACGGACCCCGTTCGGCCAGGAGGAATTCCGACCAGGCGTCGTGGACAGCCGTGACCACGGCAGCCGGGTCGATGCGTCGGATATTGGTGACGGTCGCCATTTAACCCTCCTCTCCGGGAGCCCTGTCTAGCGCCGGATCCGGATCAGCGCCCTCGCCATAGGTGGCAGGCTTCGGCTTGGACTTCTGATAATCGGAGTCCTGCACCGAACCCTTGCAACCGTCTGATTTGAACTTGGAGCAGCCCCAGAACGCACCATAGGCTTTACCTGATGTCGTGCTGCCCGCCTTGCGGAAATTCATCTTCGCTCCGCACGTCGGGCATTTCGGGCCCGGGTCGCTCGTCTTGTCGGCATCATTCGCCTGTGCGCCCTGGCGTTCCTTCTGGGATCCGTAGCCACGGCCCGGAACGCATAGCGCAACTGATTTCCCTTTACCCTCTGCCTTCCAGACCGAATCGAGTTCCTCAATCGCAACGCTCTTCAGACCGGTAAGCATGCGGACAATGTTTCCGTCTCTGTTCGCGGTGGCCAGCTGACGAACTCGGATTGACTTCTGGAGCCTCGGAAGATTCTTGACGACATCCTCAGTGCTCAGCCTCAATCCCTGGACCGCTTTCACAGCACGATTGGTTGAGGCGCAAAAACCATCCGCCTTGCAGGAATAGGCAAATTCCTCCGTATCCTTGTCATCGATCCGCTCATATCCTCCCGTAGGCTCAATGTCGATTCCCCACAGGGCCATCACGCGCTGACATCCGCAGTCCTGCAGGTAGCAGGTGATGCGGTTCTCAGCCTTGTATAAAACCCAATCTTGCGGATGAGTGAGCAGAATACTGGCCTTGCGCAGCGTATCGAGGATTTCCTGGCGCCCCTCGATAATCGCAACGCCTTCCTCTTCCGGAAGCGCGGCCAGGTCCTCAATCGTTACCGGCAGTGACGGTTTTGCCAGTGCTGTTTCCGGCTGCATGACTTCAGGGTTTGCGGCCGTTCCTAATGGTGCTTCCTGATCCTTTAATTCCGTTGCCATATGATTAGCTCCTACTCGTTTACGACGAGCAATTTTGTATCGGTGACTTTTCCGCCTATGAACTGACCGCCGCGTTCTGCTGCAAACTTCAGGCATGTCTTCCGCAGATCCGCGTAGTTGTCAGATGAAAAATGTTCCAGATCATCAAGGATAATTACCGGGCACTCGCCGGCGCGGAGCATCGCAATCTCCAGGGCAATCGTGAGCTGCTCTGCCTTGTTCAGGATGCGCAGAGGCACGTCGTTGTAGACGAGGCCCTTAGGCGTGGGTATGAGACCGGGGATCGGGGCTTCGGACATCTTCTTGAGCTTGAGCGCATCGAGCTGATCGATCGCCTTGGTGAGCTTCCTCGAGGCGGCTTCCTGTTCGTCGGCTTCTTTCTCCTGGCCCCGGATGTACTTTCGGGCCGTCTCGGCTTGCGCGTGCGCCGTGGCCTTCTCGTTCGCCTGTGCGATCTTCGCCGTCAGATCGTCGAGCTTCGGGCGGAACTCGGTCTCGATTTCAGCGGTGACAGCTTTCTGGCTGGCCTCGATCCTGGCGAGCTCGGAATCGCGGATGCCCTCGCAGCGCTTGACTTCGATGTCCGAGTCGGCGCGCATGCGTGAAACGCCATCATCAAATTCCGCGCGCAGCTTCGAAATGGCCGCTTCAAGATCCTTGCGGCGCCGTTCGGTCGTCTCGTCCAGGTCCTCTTTGATCGCGTCGCGCTTCGCCTGGAAAAGTTCCTTCACGGCGTCGGAGGCGGACTTGGTGTCGGAATCCACGGTGGATATCCGTGCTGTGTTGACGATCTGCAGGTCACGCAGTTCTGTCGCATACTTGCGGCTCAGCTCGCCCCAATCTCCATTGGGAGATTCTTCAGGCAATGACTTGCGCATCTCGCTCGCCGACGCTCTTTTCTCCTTGGCGATTCTGTTCGCGATCGTGCGCTCTTCGTAGAGGTACTTCGTGATGCCGCTCGATTTGTCGCCGATGACCTCCAGGGCGTGGGCGTCGAGATTGATCCCCTCCAAGGCCTTCGGAGGAACGAACGCCAGGT